TTGTACTGATGCAGCTCATCCATGGAGAAGAGATTTTTTTCCACTCTATAAAGCAAACAGGAAGAAGTCTAGAGATAAAGACGATAAAGATTGGGGATTGATATTCGATACTTTACACAAAGTAAAGATGGAGATCAAAGAAAACTTCCCGTATCGTTTCATGTATGTTGACAATTGTGAAGCAGATGATATCATTGCAGTCTTAGTGCAACATGCTTACATCCTTGCACCAAATGAAAAGGTGTTGATCGTGAGTGGTGATAAAGACTTCCAACAGTTACAGAGATACGATAACATATCCCAATACTCACCGAATGTAAATAAGTTTATAGAACCCGAAGGTGGTGCAGAGACATTCTTAAAAGAACATATCCTTAAGGGAGATAAGTCAGACGGCATACCAAACATTCTATCTAACGACAATTGTTTGGATGAAGGTATAAGACAGACACCATTAAGGAAACCTATACTAGAGAAGTACATGAGAATTACTATTTCTAGCGACGATAAATACTATAGGAACTATCTAAGAAATCAAACTTTAATCGACTTTGATTTCATTCCACAGGATGTTGGGGATAGAATATTAAATGAGTATTCAAATACTAAACCAGTGAAAGGAAAAGTATTTGACTACTTAAGAACTCATCGATTAAATGAGTTACTAAATCATGTAGAGGATTTTGCATTATGAGCGAAAAGAAAAAAGGAAGAGGTAGACCTAAAGGTTCACCCAATAAACCATTGATGGATTTGATTACAGAGAGAGTCAATCTAACTAAGAACGCAGATGTGTTCGAGGTTCTTTGTCAAGCAGATATTGTTGCACAGGAAGATGCAGACAAAGCTGCACATGGAATCAGAGTGTTTAACGAATCGAACGCTGCAGTACAGAAAGTATTACAGTGGAACTTTGATTCGACAATCAACAGTACATTACCTGAGGGCCCGACACCATTCAATAAGAATGATGCACCAGCAAGTGATCTAACTGAAACACAATTGAGATTTGAACATAAGAAGTTCAGATACTTTGTGACAGAAGAAGTGCCACAGACTCGAAGAGAGACAATGTGGATTGAGTTATTAGAAGGCATCCCTTCAAGAGAAGCACAGATGATTGACCTTGTAAAAGATGGTAAATGGCCATTCAAAAATGTTACTTTAGACATAGTGAAAAAGGCATTTCCAGAGCTAACAATTAACTAAATATTAATGTCCTCCGAGACTATACATACAAATGTACACAGTATATTTCTAAAGTGTGTAAAGAATATAATAGTCGTGTAGGACTCCATGGAGTATAAATTATGGCAGAAGATAATAAAGTGAATCCAAGTGTAGACTCTACTACATTTGCTCAACCCGTCCCTGAAAAAACAGAACTGGAAAGATTGCAAGAGCGTATTGCAAATTTCAAAGTTCAGATATCACCTACAGTTGCACAACTGGCTCAGGTGTTAATGAATCAATCATTACAGAATCCAACTAAACCCGAAGACCTTGATGGTTATGTTCAGGTGAGAAATGAATTGGTTGAAGGATTGAATGACTATCAAACCCAACTTACCAATGCACAAAGACGCATGGCACAGTTGACTGAGGAACACAACATCCTTAAAGCACAAGAACTTGAAAGGAAAGAAGCAGACTTGATAGCTGCAAGGGATGGTGAAAGAAAAAGAAGGAAGACTGCAGAAGAGAAAGCAAGACAACTCGAAGCTGTACTTGCATCCCATGGAATCCACATCGATCTAGATGGGGATGGTAAAGTTGGTCTTAATGTTGGAGAAGAACAAGAGAACTTAACTCCTGAACAACAAGTAACACTTAAGAAGTTACTCGATGAATCCAAAGCTGCAGTTGGTGGAACAAGTCCAGCATTTGCAAAAGCAAGATCACTAAACCCAGTACCACAATCTGAAACAACAGGTGTGATAACTCATGACCCTGAGTTACAAGCAAAGATCGATGCAACTAAACAAGCATTCGAAAGTGCAGGGCCTGATGTACCTACAATAGAACTTCCCGTTCCTGAAACAGCAAAAGGAACTACAGAGTTCGAACAAGAAGTCGAGGAAGTTGCAAAGACTTCACCTGATGATTTCGAAGAAGAAGGATTCGATGCAAACGGAAGTCCAACAGTAGAATTTGATTCTAAACCAGTAATCTCAGATACTAACTCTCCAGCAATCATTCAAGATGAACTTGAGAAAGCAGAAGAGAAGAGAATGGACATCATCGGTCAGAATGGAAACGATGGTTTACATTACGAAGAGATAGAGAAACCAAATGTTAGAATCGTTGCAGAAGAAGACATTGCAGAGTTCGAAGAGAAAGTAAATGGTGTACAAGAGTCAGACTTTGAAACACCACCTCCAGCAGATGAAGATGAAGTTGTAGAAGTTTCTATTCCTACAGAGAGTGAACTTAAAGGAATGACTAAATCTAAAATCCAACAAGAAGCTCTTTCATTAGGATTTACGAATGTAACAACTAAATCATCCAAGTCTAAAATGATCGAGAACTTCATAGAGTCGACAGAACAGTTTATCGCTGATCTTCAAGACAGTGGTGAGTTTGTAAGTGCGAGGGATGAAGATGACGATGAGGCCACGGATAGTTCCGATGACCGAGACGGTGGATACTTCAAGTAAGACCATTATTCGGGAACACAATCACGACACTTTAAGAATCGATCTACCATGGGACATGGTAAACAAAGTAGGATTCCGTTGGTACGATGAGTTAAGAGTCATTCGAGACGATTATAAACTTCTACTATCAGTCCTACCTTTACACAGGCCAGAGTTATACGAACATATAACACCAGTTAGATTCACTAAGAAAGGTGGATGGGAAAAGTCTAGGAATATATTCAGAGAAGTTGATAATGCTTATACTCTAATAGAAAAGGATTTCATTCCACAATTCTCAGAGGGTGATGAAATAGAACTCACCTACATTCATGAAACGGAGTCAGAGGAAAGACATGTCGAAGTCAAACATCCCAATTGTAGCAGTTGACCAATACGACTTTCTAGACCATCGTAGAAAACAGGAGCAGAGACATTGGAACAAAAAAGGAACCGATCTAAATGAACTGGACTCTATCCTCACCGTTGAAATTAATACTACTGAGCTTTGTAATCGTACATGCGTCTTTTGTCCGAGGCATGACCCAAGAGTATTTCCCAATAGGCAATTGCACCTTACAGTTAAAGGTGCATCGACCATCGCAGAGGAACTAGCAGAGAACCAATATCAGGGAAAGATTTCTTTCTCAGGTTTCGGGGAGAACTTACTCAATCCAAACTTTGTTGAGATCGTAAAAGAATTCAGATTCAATCTACCACAAGCAGTATTAGAATGTAACACCAATGGTGATAAGTTAGATTCAATCTATGCAACCAAACTATTCAGAGCTGGTTTAGACTTACTCTATATAAACTTATATGATGGAGTCGAACAGATAGAACACTTCGATCAGATCATGAACAATGCAATGATATCACAAGCACAATATAAGTATCGTATGCACTGGGGAGACTTTGAGAAACACGGATTAATATTAAACAATCGATCAGGAGTAATTGATTGGGTAGGAATAGAGGAGAGTGATGTGGAATCTCTACAAGGGAAACCATGTCACTATCCGTTCTATAAAATGTTTGTAGACTGGAATGGTGATGTACTATTCTGCTCAAACGATTGGGGACGAGAACATGTTGTCGGTAACTTATTGCAACAGACATTGCATGAGGTATGGTTCTCTAAACCAATGAATAAGATACGGCGACGATTAATGAGAGGTGACCGTTCTAAGTCACCATGTAATAAATGTAGTGTCGATGGTTCACTATTCGGTAAACCATCATTTGAATTAATTAAGGATTACTATGAGAGCCCTAATAACAGGTAAGACGAAGTTAGCTGGTGCAATCATGTCAGAACTAAATGGCAAGATCGTATACCAAAAGATTGAAATGGAATCAACAAGAGTTGATGCAGATATACCATGGAAGTATTTTGATATCTTTATCAATTGCGCCCATGTTGATTTTAAACAAACAGAACTCTTGAATGAATGTTATCATGAGTGGAAGAATGATTCTACAAAACTTATTATCAACATATCCAGTCGAGCTGCAAAACCAAATATCTCTAAAGGTTATCTTTATGCAGCGCAGAAAGCTGCACTTAATCATCTCGCTGATAATCTAGTTTATAACTCCGTCAGAAGATGTGGAATCGTAACTTTGAATCTTGGATTGTTGGAACATCCCGAAGTACCATCATTATCATACGATCAAGTTATCGATACAATCAAAGAGGTCATCTTCTATTGGTATACAAATCGACCAACCAGTACAGAGATTACTTTACAACATCGAGATAACTATGTTGAGAACCAAAAACTTAAACAAGAGCTCAG